AGCCGCTGGTCAGCACTTCAACATCCGTATCACTAACCCAGAGTTACAGGCCGAATGGTCTTCGCTCTGGACCGATACACTAGATGAAGAAGGTGCTGTAATCAGCCGTGCAATCGCAGGCGCAGTAGCTGCTACCCCCAATAAGTCTGAGAAGGCTTGGAAGTGGCAGGGCGTTGAGTTCATTGATATCACATCAGTGGCCTCACCTAGCCGCGTCTGGCTATAAACAAAAACAACAAGGAAGAAAACAATGGAAAAGTATATAACTTGGGCTAAAGCTAACAAAGGCAAAGCAATGATTATTGCATTTGTGTGTGTTGTTGTAGTGTCCGAAATCATTAAAAACGTTTAAACAAAAAAAAAGAGCGCAAGAGATCAAGGGTTTCCCCAAGTCTCTTGCGCTCTTTTGCATTATACTGTCTTCTTACCCTTGCCCCTCTTGCCTGTGTTGGGGGACAATCTTGCGTTCACAACACCAAGCCCCATAGCTTCTTCGGGGGAGAGGTGGGGGTACTTCCTCTTGTTCTTGTAAACCCGCTTAGGCACCCCCTTTAGGCGGATGTTATACTTAGGTTTTGTGTCTCGTATGAGTTCGCCCTCTAAGGTGACGGATTGCCCGAAGGTTAAACCCGTGTGGAGGAACTCAGCATAAGAGAAATCGCCAAGGCATTGTTTACCTTCTATGTAAGTAGTGTGCTCAAGTGAAGTCCTGTTAGTTGCATAAATGCGACCAGCTTGACCACGACCAATATAGACAGTCTCAGCCCCATCCTTGTGGGCATAAATGTAATACTTTCGGGTTTTCATTTGTGTCTCCAAAGGTGGGGCTTTTTGCGTTTTAGGACTCGTCGTATGCGTCGTACACTTCATCAATGATCTTATGCTTCAGACACTCTTCAGGTGACATCCACTCATCATTAGGGTGTAGTAGGTGCTTACGGATGTAAGTCTCGGACTTCTTAGTGAACTTCTTATAGTGAGCAATCATACGGTCAGAAGCCATATCGAACTCCTTAGTGATCGCCTTCAACTCACCTTCCTTACCTGATGAACCCCAAGCGTATGTGTGGCTCATAACAGATGTGTTCTTAGTGATGATCCTGTGGTGCCCTGCCATAAGCGTAAGGACGCCACAGGAAGCCACAATACCCTGACCAATCGTAGTGACAGGAATCTGAGACATACGCATAGTCTCTACCAACATCCAGCACCAGTGTACTGCACCACCACCAGAGTTGATGAAGAGTGAGATACCATCTGGTTGGTCATCCTCGTCCATCAGGTTGTACTCTGTGATAGCCTTAACGAGAGGCAGGATGTTCTCCTCGTTGAATGTACCTGTGAGATACAGTAGGCCATTGTCATGTAGAATCTTGCTAGGGTCTTGTGGAGCCTTCTGTGGGGCAGGTGGTTGAGTAGCTTTCTTCTTACGGATAACATTAAGCATTATTGATTTCCTTTTCAAACTCACGTAGACGTTTATATACAGATAGCAATTCAATGATTGTGGACCATGACTTAAAGAGATACATCATAGAGCCTTCTACACGCCCAAAGGCACGAAGGATTTGTTGCATAACCCCAAGGGTAATAGCACCACTAACGATAGCTGGGGCTAATACCACATAACCAACAAGAACGTTAGCCTGTAGGCATGACAAACGAGCTACATTAAACACTGCGTATCTAGCGTAGTTGGTGTAGTGAATCTTACGAACACTGTCGAAGACTTCATTAAGTGTCTTAGGTCGTACTGAACCATCATCTTCTGCTACAACCAATACCTTACGGTAGGCTGCTTCCTTAGCTTGGATGTCGTATTCAATGTTTACAAGTCGTAGTAGCTGACCAACGACCAACAGGATGATAGTAATTCCTGCTGACCAGATGATTGCTGATGCTACCAAACCATACGGCCACTCACCAAAGAAGGACACTACGATACCTGAAGACAACCCCATTAGGATCGGGAAGAATGCTACAAGAACCATGATGCTCTCTACGAAGGAGACACCTAAGCCTTCCATGATCCTAGAGAACTTAACAGTGTCCTCTTGGACTCGCTGTGAGGCCCCCTCAATGCCTCTGGCCTTGTTGTATAGTTTGTGGTAGTGAGCAACCATAGAGGTACGCCAGCGGAACAACCAGTGCTGTGTGAAGAAGCTAACTGATAATGCTACAGCAATATAGATTGCAGCGATCTTACCGAAGGTTGCTAGTTCACCAAAGTATTGAGTAAGTGTGATGTCCCCTTCGCCCTTGAGTGCTTGTTGGATCATGTCGTAGAATGAACCGAACCACTCATTGATTTGTACGTCTAGCTGTACTTGATACCAAAGTGTTAGGAGGATCGCTATGGACCCTCCGTAGGCCCATAAGGCCCACTGCTTTTGTTTAAAGAATAGAAACATAACTTATACTCCTGAAGTTGCGTAACGGTATTCGTAGATAGCCTTGCTCCAAAGTACCTCAGTGGCCCTCATACGATCAATCTGTTCACCATCATCAATGACAACAAACTTTGAAGTTGTAGTGCGTACTAGGAGGTCGTGGCCGAATGATATTGGGATACCCACTTGAGCTAAGTAACTAGACATATCAACATATGCCCTACCAAACATCTGAGTGATCTCAAGGATTGTTACGTTTGTAGGCACCATAGTAAGGTAAGGTGTGTGGAACCAAAGCTCACCATCAACTACAACCTTACTGCCACCTAGTGCTGCGAATGCTGCCGCAGAGACTGCTCTCTTACCAGCAGGGATGATGACTACTGACCCCTCCTCTTTAATATACCTACCAATATTAAGACCTGAATAGTAATCTCCACCCTCACCAAAGATAGTTACAGTAAGTACATCATTATCCCGCATAGCAAGATAGACCATGATTGCTTGGAATTTAGTAGTTTTGCCAGTGATGGCTAGGCTCTTAGTAGTGTCGTCGTATACCACAGCAGATGATGCTGGTGTTGCCAGAGCTAAGACAATGGCCGTTGCTAGATACTTAAACATTATAGTTTCTCCTTGTAGAACACTCTAACCCACTGTGCACAGATACCTGAACGAACAATGTCGTCTAAGGTGAACTCTACGATTGGTACAGGAAGCATGTGCTTCTTTGCTAGGTGTGTGATTTTGGTTAAGCCATCGCCTTCTTTAAGGTCAGTCTGTTGAATGTCCCCATTGAGTACGATGGTTGATCCCTCACCTACGCGGGTCAGGAGCATCTTAAGTTCGTGTGTAGTAATGTTTTGAGCCTCATCACAGATGATGAAAGCATTGTCGAAGGAACGACCACGCATGAGGGCTAGTGGTGCCATCTCAATGTTACCGTTCTTAATACCAGTCTCTACTGCTCCTTTACCAAGGTGTTTGGTAAGAACCTCAAGTACTGGCATGGCCCAAGGTGCAGCCTTCTCTTCTAAATTTCCGGGAAGGTAGCCCATATCCTTACCAACAGATACCATAGGGCGAGTGATTACGATCCTGTCGATCTCTTTCTTTGTATAAAGGTCAGCAGCACAGGTGGTAGTCACGTAAGTCTTACCTGTACCAGCAGGGCCAAACACAATCACTTGGTCTGAGGATGCGATAGCGTCTATTAGTTTCTTCTGGTTGTCAGTTGATGGTACTAAACCTGATGTCTTCTTCTTAGCTGCTCCTTTGTATGTGGTTGCTCTCTTATCGGGAGCATCTTTTCGTGACTTAGGTGCTTGCTTAACCATTATCTATTCCTTCATAATAAGTATTTACTACGTTGTTGAGTCTCTCCTGAGCTTCCTGTGCTAAACAGAACTCAAGGGCAGTGTCTGCGTGTTGTATGATGACCCAAAGTTGTTCCTTATTCATATCAGACATACAGTAACCAGCCATACCACTAACTATGTAGTCGTACTCGTTGATGTCAAAGAAGTCGTCTTCATCCATTGGGTCATCCTTTTGTTTAATTACTCACAAGTGCGAAGGCCAGTAGCAGGGTCAAAGTAACAAGCCCCACCAACCTCATCTACAGAAGATTCATCCACGAAGCTGTGGTCCCCTGAGTCTTTCTCTGGTGTAGCATCCTCTGATGTAGCAGCGTTAAGGATACCAAAACGTTTACCAGATGCACGGAAGGTTGTGCAACCAGAGCTACCACCATCATAAGCTGCCATATAGACTTGCTTGAACTGTTCCCAAGTAACATCATCACCAACATTACAGGTCTTAGAACATGCGCTGTCTACATACTTAGATGCAAGGTTGAGAACCTTTACGTGGTCGAACACTGACAGAGAGTCAGCAGTCTCACCTTTGATACCAAACTCACGGTAGCCATAGTCTTCTACTCGTTCAACACGAGGGCCATCGAAGGTCTGGATAGTGCGGTCGTAGAAGTGTGAGAACACTGGCTCAATACCAGAGGACACATTGTTTGCACTAAGGCTGATAGTACCTGTTGGTGCCACAGAAAGCAGGTGGCTGTTACGAATACCGTGAGTAGCAATAAGTTCACGGATGTCATCAGGCATTGTTAGCATGAAGTCGCTGTCCAAGTATTCTTGCTTGAAGAGTGGGAATGGACCCTTCTCGACTGCTAGGGATACAGAGGTACGATAACAAGTATCACGAATGATAGCCATGATCTTCTCTAGCTCATCAAGGAATGGTTGTGATCCGTAAGGATACCCCATAGCCTCAATAGCATTTGCTACACCAGTAACACCAAGACCCATACGACGCTTATCCTTAGCTTCCTTCTCTTGGGACTCTAGAGGATAAGTAGCACGATCAACAACATTGTCCATTGCTCGTACAACGTGGGGGATGTCATGCTGAAGTTTCTCATAATTAAACTCCCATACTCCATCTTCATCTTTCTCCATATATTGTGTAAGGTTGAACGAACCTAGTAGACATGCACCGTTTGGTGGCAGAGGTTGTTCACCACAGGGGTTGGTAGCTGCGATATACTCACAGTATGCTAAGTTGTTCTTCTTATTAATACGATCGATGAACAGAATTCCCGGTTCCGCCCAATCCCATGTGCACCGTAGGATGTCATCCCAGAGTGCTGTAGCTTTCACTGTACTGTACACACGACCATCAAACACTAGGTCAAAGTCTGTGTCATTCTTTACAGCTTCCATGAACGCATCAGTAACACCAACAGACAGATTAAACTGTGTAAAGGATGTTGAGTTGTTCTTAGCACGAATGAACTCTTGGATGTCAGGGTGGTCAACACGCAGTACGCCCATCTGAGCGCCCCGTCTGTGCCCTGCGGAGCTGATTGTCTTACATAGTGCGTCAAAGATGCCCATGAAGCTCAGAGGGCCACTAGAGCGGCTGTCAAGGCTACGGATGTGAGCACCGTGTGGTCGTAGTGTCGAGAAGTCGTATCCGATACCACCACCTAGTTGCATAGTCTTAGCAGCTTCAGCAGCAGCTTGCATGATACCTTCCATGCTGTCTGGGATAGTCATAGAGACGAAGCAGTTGTATGGAGTTACTGTTCGTGGTGCGCCCATAGCTGATTGTACACGACCAGCAGGTAGGAAGCGCATGTGATATAAAGCATCACGGAAGTTGTTGAAGTGCTCATCGTCGTCCTGTAGGGACTGAGCTACGCGGGTCATAGCCTCACGAAAGGTCTCACCTTTACTGCGGTACTTCATAGCGTGGATTTCTTCAGAGATGCCCAGCTTAGGGCCATTGTCATTACGAATTGTCATTATTAGTACCTCTTAGTGATTTATCAAATAGGACCATTACGGCCATGTAGTTGTAGTTCTCTATACTCACTTTGTCTCACGACCACGTTTGTCTTTGTCTTCTTTCAACCACACCATACGGTCAATGTCTGCTCGACTGAGGCCAATGTCGTTTAGCTCACGGTTTGTTAGTTGGTTAAGCTGCTTGATAGCCTTACGATGCTCACGCCAAGTAGCCAAGTAATTAATGTATCGCCAAAACATAGTCATCGGTTATCTCCACTTCCACCTAGTACGCCACGTTCTTCGCGGCTGTTCAACTTATCAACATTTTTCTTTAGTATTTCATCTAAGTCACTGTCGTAGTAGTTAGCTAGTGCAGTAACATAGAACACTACATCCCCTAGCTCCTTAATGATGTCTTCACCTGCTACTAACTTACCGTCACGTATCTGCTTCTTAATCTTCTCAGCAATCTCCCCAGCCTCACCTACGAGACCAAGGACGTTCTCAACTAAACGATCACTACCTGTTGTCATGATCTTACCCTCAACCCACAGACCATACTGACGATTGCTCATTGTTGTTTGTGGTACTGTAATCTTTGTCATTTGCTCACCTTATGATAATCTGGGTGGTAACGCACTAAGTGTGCGCCCCTGTACCCTGTGTCTGTGTTGTTGTCGCCACGTAGTGCAGCGTCAGTCTCATGATCCGTATGTCCTTCGAAGTGTCTCAAGGCTGATCCATTGGGGCTCGTACATACCGTCTTGGATATTACGCTTGATGAGTACGCCTTTCCACCATTCTTTGTTCGCTTGGCCAGCCCAACCTTCTGGAGCGCCCTTGTAACAGCCGACGACGGTCCCAATAATACCGTTGCTTCCAACGTCATCTTTAAAATATACACCACGTTTATGACTGTGACCAACGCTGACAGAACGATAGCGCTTTTGTAGTAACCCAAAAGCATGATGTACACCACTAATGGCACGACCAAAGTTACCAGCGCCCACAAAGTGAGCGTAGTCAACACCGTCGTAATTATGAATGGCGGGGGCACCGTGTTCGTATTCGTGGTATTCGTCAAACCACTTCTTCGTTTGTAGATGCTTGAAGCTAATGCCATACTTGTCTCCCTCCAATCTTGGGTCAAAACCTATTGCTGTTCTAATACGAGCCTCGTGGTTCCCCTCGAAGCCGTACCACTTAGGACGCTTACTCTTACTCTTCTTAAAGCGATACCGAAGTAACTCCTGTGACTCATTATACGACACAATATCTTTCTCATAACTCTGAGCTACTAATGCTTGTGGCTTCTTAGTGTCGTAGGAGTTGAGAGACTTCATGTCAGCCCCATCGCCTAAGTCTACACAGTAGTCAGGCTTGATGTCGTGGATTAGACCACCCAACCAGTCAAAGCGCTCATTGCTTGTCTCTGGTGAGGCGTGTCCACACGACCACACGATTGCTGTCTTACTCATCTTCTTCGTCCTCTAATTCTATATAGCCAAACTCTCGTAAGTCCTCAAACTCACTTATAGCATCGCAGAATGTGTCGTAGTATATGTTCTCAGACCAGTTGTACCTACCATCAGTAACTAAACAACTATTCCAAAAATGACCCTCATCATCATGTGGCCCACTTAAGATTTGTATAAGTCTTGTCATTTGGGTTTCTCCTTCATCCAGTCTACTGGAATTAATCTATCGGCATATAGGAAGCCATGTTTGTCACACCACCCCCCATATGTCTGGGAGGAAGATTTGCTTAACTTAGTTCTACTGCTACTGAATACAAACCTAATGTCTAACAGTGGATGCTGCTCCTTAATCAACAGATGTTTGGTTCTGTCGCTAGGCATGAAGCGTCCTTTTGTCTCGATTATGATACCGTTAGACATCTTGAAATCAGGTGTGTACGTCCTTGGTTTTGACACAAATTTGACTTTGAACTTTTCATATTCATAGTCTGTCTTATGAGCCTTAAGATGTTTAGCGTTGTCTTGCTCTAAACCAGAACGGTAGCCAGCCTTTAGGGCTGATTGCCTTAGCTTGCTTCTGGGGGTTGCCATATCTGATCCTCCTCACGACGTAACCACAACAACCTAGCATTCTCAATGACTTTCTCTTCGTCACCTTTGTATGCCTTGACACAGAGGTCGTATAACTCACGCTCTGTGGTTGCCTTAGCTAACATCTTCTTAGACTTAACAGGACCAATACCCATAAGGCCACCAACATTGTCAGCAGAGTCACCCGTTAGGATTTGACCATAGACAAACTGTAAGCCCTCAAACTCCTCTACAGTCACTAGCGTACCTCGGTTGAAGTTGTAGTGGCCACATGGAATCTGTAGGAAGTCCTTGTCGATAGAAGCAATGATAGTACTAGGCCCAAGCTCTGTGGCTCGAATAGCAATATCATCATCTGCCTCTTGTCCTTCAGAGACCTTAGCATTGTAGTGTTCAATCAGGTATTGTCGCATAGCCCCTAGAAAGATAGGCTTAGGTCTTTCCTTTCGTTGTGCTTTGTATGTTGGTTGGAAGTCGTGTCTGAAGTTACCCTTACCTGTAAGGAACATCTCCCACACATCATCACCACCAGCGAATGTTGTAGCTTCTAGGATGCGGTCCACAAGGTCGTCGATCTTATGTTCGCCATCTTCAGGGTCTTTATCCTCGCAGTAGTAGGCTGATCGGTAGGCTAGGATGTCGCCATCAATTAGTATCTTCATAAGGTTTCATTACCGTTGATTTGGTTGATACGCATATCGCAGTATCGCTTGATCTTCTCTAGGTCTGTGATCTCACTGTCCTCCTGTGTTTTACCATCGTAAATCTTGTAGCCAGCACGAGAACCATACTTGATGATGTTACCACGCCAGAACTCTAACTCATTCTTCATGATGAAGGTGATAGGTTCAATCTCAAACCTAGCGTAGTGATCTGGTTGATTGATGATGTCGTTGTCATACTCACACTCACCACAGATACCATCGTCATCTAGGTAAGCCTCACAATCTAAGCAAAAGTTACTCATCTGTTTCTCCCAATATGCTTTTGAATACATAGTCTAAGTTTGTTCCAGTAGCACCGCAGTAGAGTAGTAGCTTCAGACCTAACTCTTGTGCGAAGGCTGCTGTCTTATCGTCTAGGTCAAACTCTACAACGGCACCCCCATGTTCATCTTCAGACAACTCTATTACTTGCATTGTGCCTATCGTATCCATCAGTACCGATCCTCCATTAGTGCTACCCATGATACAGGGAATAAGTCCTCCATCTTTAAAGCAATGTCCCATGCTACCTTCTGTGTCTCTGCTTGTGTGTCTGTAGCACAACGTAAGCGACACATGTCAGCAAAGGCGTCTAAGCTACCAGACCAATACCACTCGGTCATGGTGGATTGTGGTAGGATCATACGAGCTTGTTCAGGTGCCACACCTTGTTGTAGCATCTTGCGGTAGTCTCCTAGTGCCTTAGCGTTGACCTCATCAGCGTAGATGCTAGGGAAGTACTGAGACTTACACTCAGCACCTGAGCCTTGCTTAACGTCCTCTGCACGGCCTCTCCATACGTCTGGTGTATAGAACTCAGGGTCATCATCGACGTAGCGACGACTGATCTCATTCCAACGTAAGAACTTATGCTTCACTAGCTGTCGTGCTACAAAGATAGGTGCCTTGATGTGAAAGGAGGCGAAGGCATGGCCGAAGGGACTGATATGACCATGACTTGCTAGATACTTGACCAGCTTAGTGTCACGGCTTGACAACACGTTAGGGCCACCTACACGTCCCTCAAAGGATGACTTCTTACCAAAGGATACCCGAGCAGCATTAACTACGCTAAGGTCCGTCCCCATTGAGTCTATAAGGGTTGCCTCTATGTTCGCCATTGTGCTTCCTCCTCCTCAAACATTTCCTGAGCTAAGTCTATCTGTTCTTGTGTTAGTTCTTGGTCACACCCAAGGTCTAAGTTAGTGGCTGTGAACCAACCATGTTGTAGTAGGCTGACATCTACCTCTAACTCATGGTTATTTTTGTCCATTAGGTAGACACGAGTGTCAATAATCTCCATCCTCATCTTCCTCTTCATATGCTGCTTCAAGTAAAGCTGTCCAAAGGATGTCCAACTTACGATTTGTACGACCTAGTTCCCACACAGTGTACGCGAGGACTGCTAAAGTCCCCGCGAGTATGTATTCTATTCCCAAAGGTCGTCTGCTGCACAACTCCAGACCATACGCCCATCTGACCGTTCAGCCGCAATGGACTCCACATTGGTCCACTCAGACCGTGTAGCCTCAGAGACTACGTGTAGCCAATCCTCTAGGTAATCTACATCTGCTGAGATAGTCTTAACGATACCATTAAAGGTCATTTTGATGTCTACTTGCATTAGAACGCATCCTTATTTACTACAGAGCCACTTGACTCACCATCGTACTCAACCAAGTCAGTGATTGCTAGTTTCTCTAGTCGGATGGAAGCACGAGAGCCATCACCATAGATAGAGACCTTAACGACAGCCTTAGTGCCATTACCTAGCTCACCATCCTCACTGAATGACCACTTCTTTGTGCTTTCACCTTCACGGAAGTCGAACACTAGAGGGGCACCACCAAAGTCTTCGATACCAGAAGGGTGCTTGTTAGGACGCTTCAGCTTCAGGTACTTACCAGAGGCTAACTCTGAGTTACCAACCTTGATTGTGTCGTGGCCCATAGCTGATGGAGGAGCACCAGCACCAAAGAACTTATCGAAGTCCTCGTCTGTCTCTGGGTAGAAGTTGACGTTGTACTGACCTTCCGTCTTTGCGTGGAAGTCCATGTTCGCATCCATGTTGTCTGTGAATACTCGTGCGTATTCGATGAAGCCTGTCATTGCGATTACTGTTGTCTTAGCCATTAGTGAATATCCTTGTAAGAGTTGCCCACGGCGTAGTCTACGTCCAGTGGAACATTGAGTTGAATGATAGTATTGAGCTTGTCTTTGCACTCAAGTAGTACTTTAGTTGTTCTGTCTGCATCATCAGTCTCTACGATTACCTCATCGTGGAATTGACCAATGACTTTCTCACCAGCTCCCTTAACTAGCTTCACATATTGGTCGAAGCAGTAGACGCCAGTTGATTGGTTTGTAGTAGACCAACGGTCCTTTTCAGACCGTAGGCTGTGCCAGAACCCTGACACGTCGTTGTAAATCCATGATTCATCACCTATCTTACGAACCTTTCTTGTTTCAGCTATCTTTTCTACTGCCCAGTTACGGTCCCAGTATGCTGTGATTAACTTCTTAGCTGCCATAACCTTGAGGCCAGTGGCACGTGAGAGTGTCGATGCACCTACACCATAGACGGCGCTGTAGTTCACAGCCTTGTACGCCTTTCGAACAGCTACAATCTGTGAAGCTAGTTCCGCTTGCTCACCCTTTGGCAGGGACTTCATTTGTTCTAGCGTTAGGCCAGTACCGATCTTCGCCATCTTTCCTCATCCTCCATGCTTTTCCTATGCAATGTTGCTCTGAGCCAACCTGTCCCCACTTAGTGTTGCTCTGAGCCAACCTGTTTCCCGTAAAGAGCACCACTCTGGTACTCAAATAACTCATCTAGTTCTGTTTTTGGTACCATTGGTAGAACTCGTACTCCTCTTGTGTTAATGCCCCCGCGTGTACGGAGAGCGAAATATGTGGGTCATACCCCTTAACATTCATACTTTCCACATACTCAGGGTCCAATGGTTGCATGTAGTGTCGCTTAGTAGTGTCCTCTAGGGATACCATATCGCAACCTACTAGAACCTTACCCTCTGGTGCAATCAGGCACCCTCTAATCTCTTTACCCCAAGGCTTATCGACAGCAGGAAGATTAACTAAAGGCTTCCTGTGCTTGAACCTGAAGGTGTTAGTGAGTCCAGAGATACCAGCCACTAGATACCCACCCACTTCACACTCAATGAAACCCTTAACGACACCTAGTCTGTGGCTGATAACCGTCAGGTCTTCCAAGAGTTTGATCGAAGGCTCTACCTCTGCTAGTTCTACTACACTAGGACATAGGTCTGAGCCGTCTCGTACTTGTGGTATCTTGCGCTCCTCACCAAAACCTTCACCTCGTACATACTTAAATGTCCGTGGCTGCCAGCCTAGCTGATAGAGCCATTCCTTTACTTGTTCGTGGCTGTTAGGGTTGCCATCCTCATGTCCAACCAACACAGTCATAGGCTGCATTGTAGATGCTGGCATGTAGGACTCTAGTAGCAACTGTTGCCAAGCCTCGCCTCTTGAGGAAAGTGTACCATCTTTCTTGTACATAACCTTTGGCGGGTTCATCACCTTAGTGATAGGCTTCTTCGGCATTGCTTGTGATAGCTGTGTTTGTGAGTCCTCCTTCATCTCTAATAGTTTGTCGTGTAGTGCTTGAGCCTTTGGCACATCTAAGCGCCAACCGTATACTTCCTGATCCCTTGCACATTGTAGTTTGAATGTAAGGTAGTCAGTGAGTTTCTCTAGCTCCCCTTCTTCACGGTAGAGGCGCTTGAGCTTACGCTCTAGTATGTACCACACCTCTAGGTTAATCTTAACGTCTTCTTCACACCTATGCTTGTAGTCTTCATAGGCTAGGTTGTCCCAGTCCTCAACCTCTGGCTTCTTTACACCAACTGTTGCACCCCAGTGAGCTAAACCGTGTCTTGCTCGTTTAGGTTCTAAGTACCACGACAGCGCCAAGGTATCAATGATAGTAGCATCTGTTGTGATGCCAAACTTTATCAAGGCAGGTATATCGAAACCCACAATGTTATGGCCGATTGCTGTTGTAGTCTTAAACATGACCTCCTGAATGGTACTAAGGTCATTAGTGCTGTGTACCTCACCAGAGCCTACTACCGACCACGAGAAGACGTGTATCTTAGTAAGCCTATCTAGGAGGCCGTCTGTCTCAATATCGAATACAATTTTCATAGAGCCTCCATAGTGAATGTTGATGTGTTGAATAGCATGTCGCCCGCGTGTCCCTCCTCTGATGTTGGGCGGTTCTTTTCGATGATCAGGCGTGTTGTGTTCCTATCCATGAAGTCTTCCGCGTCTTTGTCTCGATCTAACCGAATGATAACAGAGGCACGTTGGCCCAGCATCTTACAGTATTTAACCTCGTTGTCCTCATTAGTGTGGGCGATGGTAATGATGCCCACGTTAAGGTCTGCTGCAACCTTAGACAACCTAACAGCTAACTCAGCTAGTAGGCCCTCCTTGTTCTGCTCTGAGCCAACAGAGATAACATCTTGCACAGGCTCGAACATAACGTAGTCACAACCATATGCTTCCTTGAACATCCGTATCTGTGAGATCAACTCATCAGCACCCTGACCATCCTTCATGAAGTATTGATAGTAGTTCTCGCTGTCTCCTAGTCGTTGGATGCTTGCTCGTACTTCATCAGTCTTACCCTTCTCCTCAACCAAGTCCTTGCGGGTCAGGTTGTCCTTGAGGTCATACGACACCAAGCCAAGCACAGAGCGTAGCTTAGTTTCCTCTAGGTGCATCGTAGCGAAGGTAACGCCACGCTGTAGGAAGTTCCATTCAAGGTATCTCATTAGCTCTGTCTTACCAATACCTGTAGGTGCCTTGAACACTGTGAAGTGCCCCTGCATCAACCCCATTGCCTTCTTATCGAAGTCTGGGATGCCCGTAGGGACATAGGAGTGGTCAGGCGTATCATCGAACAACTCTAGCAGATCATCTGCACTGTGTAGGATGTTGTCAGGCATGAAGCGCTGAGCGTTATACCACGCGCTCTTGTACTCACTAGCCTTGTTAGCCTGTAAGAACTCGTTAGCGTCCTTATAGAGCGTGTGATCGACCCTGTAGACCTTGTTAGGGAAGATGTTGTTGATCTTCTGTGCCACCTCATCACCAGCACCATCCTTATCAACACTTAGGACAATCTTTTCGAAGCTATCTAGCCACGGTATGACGTTCTCCCAGAATGCCTTAGATGGGTTGGCTGATGGTAGTGATACGACAGGTGTTGGGTAGCGTGAGCCACGACCAATCATCTGCCACGCTGACATAGCGTCAAGTTCTCCTTCAGTGATAGTAACCATCTTAGATGTACCAGCAACAAACAGGTTCATCCCAAACAACTCATCCATCTTACCAACAGCAGTGAAAGACTTAGGTAATCTACGTGTCTTCTTACTACCTGATGGGTAGATGTATTCTTGTTGGATCGGTACGCCTTCCCTAGTGCATAGGGTCTTGACGTTGTAGTGCTCCATCACATCCTGTGCGATACCACGCATAGGAACAAACTTGTATAGGCTCTCTGGTGGATTCTCTACTACCACCACTGGTGAATTAAAACCCTTATCCTCTAAGGGGTACTTGTCTAGGATTTCCTGATCGTATTTACGACCCGCCTTTGGATATGCGCTACCACAAGAATAACACACTCCAACCATCTTGACTGAATTATAAGCGAAAGCATCACTGCTAGGGCAATTCGGGCAAGGCTGTCTAGTTACTTCTGACATACTTAAGACTTCCTTATGTTTATATTAGGTTGTAGTTGTAGGTGTTACCCTAGTGCTTACTTAAGTTATACTAATAGATAACAGGATTGGGGATTTTTGTTATGGCCTCCCCGAAACTTTCTTCGTACTATTGGTAAACTCCTTCCAACTGTTTCCGTAATGCAACAGTAGCTCTTGACACTAATTGTTGCACACCAATTCGTTCTATCCCCATCATCTCCGACACCTCTTGTTGCGTGTGACCCTCAATGTATACCATCTCCATGACAAACTTTTGCTTGGGCGTAAGTGACTCCATTGCCCCGTAAATAACTGTTTTCATGTCATTATCTTCAACATCTTCTGTGGTCATCTCCTCTACTACACCACCAGAAAGCTCTACCATATTCATTTTCCCATTACGTTCTGGGTTTAAGAAGTTCTTTAGGTAGCCGCTGATGTATGGCTTTGCGAATGCTGCAAAGGATGTGTTGCGGGTGCTGTCGTGGCGTTCTGCTGCTTCACACAGCCCCAGAGCCGCTACTTGCACCAGTTCTTCCCACTCTGCTTCCTCACTGTAGTGTTGTGAAGCTGCGCTGTAGGCTAGCGGTAGATAGTCTTGGATGATAGTAGTTGTTCTTCCTTTTGGCTTATAGCCTCCTTTGTCTTCTAGTGCGACCTTTCCTACCACCAAGTTATCTGTTGGAAAGATGTCACGCCCGTTGAATAGTTTAACTTTCACAAAGTCCTCATCGCCATTTAGTATGGCCTGATCAACTTCAACTCGTCCGTATACGTCATGTTTGGTAATCATTAGAAACGACCTCGCTTGTCAAATAAATCTTCTGCTGTTTCGTTGTACTCTTTCCCCTTGCTCAATTCGATCTGGTCAAACAAAGATGTACCTTTCTTTAGCTTGGATGCTTCCGCTTCCTCTGGTGTGATGTTGTAGCTAGGGATTTTATCGAAGGTTGTTCGTGCCCCTTCGCGACACTTAGTGATCTTACCACCACCAGCCAAGTATGTGTCGATCAGGTCTTGATAATCTGATGGGTGGCTGTGGTCTGCGATGGTAGTATATTCGTTCACGTCTGCGTTCATGTAATAAGTAGTCATTTTGTTTTATCCTTCTGGGTTGAATGTGATCCATAGCATAGCACCAAGCCACACTACGAATACTACGCCGAATACGATTGCTATTCCAGTCATTGTGTTTCCTTTGTCATGGTGTCCTTGAAAGTATACCACACCTGTGTGATTGACGCTACGCCTATCGTCATGCCAACCAACGTGATGGGCTCGAAGGGAGACTGATCCCAAGAACCGATAGCTAAGAGCGTGTAGGAGGTCGCCAAAGATGATAGTATCAGTATTAGTTGCGATAAGATGCGGACGAATCTGTTCATTGTATTTCCTTTGGTTTAGGTTGTTGGGGTGGTGGCATCATTGGGTCGCATGGGTCATCCACAGGTGTTCCCACCGCCTGTACCTGTGCCACTGCCCTCTTGGTTGCCACAGTTACCTTTATCCTTTCCATCTTTTCCGTCCTTGCCGTCCTTGCCATCTTTTCCTTTAGGTCCACGCTTGCCACGCTTACCGTCCTTGCCGTCCTTACCATCTACACCATCAGTACCGTTAGTACCGTTAGTGCCATCAGTGCCATCAGTGCCATCCTTACCTGCTGGACCTACTGGACCTACGTTGCTTGTTGAGTTGTCTGGGCCTGTGTCGAACATGATGGTTTTCTGTGTCTTGCGGCCATCATCACAGTACCAACGCTGGTGGATGATACCACCTTCGATTTGGATACCTTCAAAGACGTAGCCTTTAGCACCACAAGCCCACGCAGGTGGGTGCTGCTCAGGGCCAGCGTGTGCGGCTGCTGTTGTTGCTGTTGCGATTGTTAGGGCGATTGTTGTGATGATAGTATTCTTCATTGGTCGTTCTCCATTTGTGCGTTCTCGTTTGCTTGTTGTTGAGTTTCTTGGATCAAAATGTCGTATTCTGCCAAGTCCATGATAAAGTCATAAAAGTCTACATAGTTGTCCATTTGTTTATTCCTTTGCTGTTGTGGTTTAGATGAATAACTCAACTAGTTGGCGTAACGGTTGGCCTAAGTAAAAACCAGAGTCATACGCTAGTTCAATCAATTTTGATTCCCCCTCTTCTCTTCCCGTTGGGGTGAAGAAGGCACGACCTACAGCAACGAGTGCGTAAAGTTTTAGAATATCCATGATATTAGTCCTTTGTTGTTGTTGTGATTAGCATCACGACCCCAAGGCCGATCAGTGTCATGAGTGGGAATATTGTGATTATTCCCAAGACCCATAGGGCCATCACAAGCCCATCCACATTACAACCTTTAAGATGATTGCAATCAGGATCATAAGCGGTGCGGCTGTTACCATAAAGGCGAACAGCAATGATAGTAGCGGGACGACGATTTTCATTTGTCTTTTCCTTTGTTTGTTAAGTGTTGGATCAAGGCTTGCACTGATACCACTGTAAGGTAGCTAACGCTTGTCCAGAACATTATAAAGCTAATTAGGTACACGGGGTCACGCATCATAGCAACCACCCACTGAATAGCGCTGCGCCTAATAGGAGGCCCATCAAGGCCCCTGTGATTGCGTTCTTGATGTGTGTGTTCATTGTGCTGCCCCTTTGATCTGTAAGTATATACCTGCGTGGATGCCTGCAAGAAATGCTTTTGTTTCCCTAGCAGAACCACGATGCTTTAAAACTGTTGAACCCTTGTTTGTTGTCACTTGATAGCCGCCATAGTCTGAGCTGTGGTTAATATCTACGTCCAAGCCTGTTGCTTCTGCTACCTTAGAGGCCAAGTCTTCAAGTACTTTTGATGTGATGCGTGTCATGATAGTAGTCCTTTGTTTGTTTCTGTTGTTCATATACCCGCGCCATCATGGCCGAGTGTGAAGGCATGGGGCTTGCTGGCCCCTTTGTTGGCTTGGTTCCCATTATACTGTTGCAAAGTATTTGTTGGTTTCTTGCACGTATGTCCATGCAAAACCTTCAAGCGCTTCCTCTTTGCTTATCTCACGCATTGCCCCGATTGTTTCGTTCGGTGTGTCGTCACCATATTCCAAAGTGCAAGGCTGGCGTGTATCTGCGGGGACGTGAAGAATGCAAACCTGTTTCTTTGTGAACCCCATTGGTTCTACTACGTTGCGGTAGTCAATTTCGTCCATGATGTAAGAGGCTTCTAATTCGCCTTCCCAATAGCCTGTTGCCATCACTATGCCACCACTAACCAACCCCATCGATCTAGCGGTATCAACGTGGCGCATAAACTTTGCTACAATGTGAAAGTCTGTGTTGTTGTCGATTGCGAATATTACTTTATTGAACATGATATTATCCTTTGTTTGTTGTTGGGTATAAAGGAACGCACAAGGGGAGGACTCATGCGCTCGTTTATAACCAATCGGTACCCGTTACTGCGGGACTAGCTCTACCTTATCGGACCACAAGGGCCGGATCGTTTACGCCGCCTAGTTATTTTATGCTTGGGGTTCTAGGTTCCCTGTGGCCCTGATCGTCTAGGCCGTTTCGATAACTAATAACTAACGATACCAACAAAGCATTGCAACAACTAAATGCAGATAAATGTAAATAAAATGATAAGCCTATGAAAACAAAGGGAAACAAATGTATACCACACCTACAACAACTATGATGTGCGTATGTGTACTATATACTAGTGAATAAAAAGTACCGTGCTGTAGCGTGTCTATGTGTGTAGTAGGGCACATATGCATAGCGTTAGGGGACGTTAGTAATCGTTAGGTAGCGTTACAGGTATATGGATAAGGGGAAGCGGATGGATGCTGTAGTGGTTGGGTGTATTTGACCATAACAATGATATAATGTAACAAGTGTTAACATAGGTACACGTTATGTTATACTGTAACAGGTAAAGTGTGACAAATGAGATACATGTGTGACACAAATATCACGAAGGGGGGCCAAGGGGGGTCGGGGGGTTGTCCATTCAAGAGAATTGCACCTAAACATTTTCTAACATAACTTTGGCTATTTGAAGGTGTTGCAGTAGGGGTACACTAAGCGCTGCTAAGCGCAGCTAATGACCACAAAAGGATACAAAAGCATACCACAGCTATACCACAACCTGTAAAGTATACAACAGAATACTGATGATGAGCTTAAGCCCTATACAAGGGTTGTGGTCTACCAACCCGATGGAACGTAGTGACTGAGGTTATGTACCACACTAAGGAGTCTTAGACCTTATAGTGACCTTTATGTCACACTTATACCACCTATTACAACTTATTTAAACTTTATTTCATCTTACCCATAACATTTTAGCTCTTTTTTGTTATCTATTAGTATAACTAACGTACAAAGTATAACGGTGGTTATCTTAACACTAGCTTATATTATTCTAGGTCTCAACAAGGTTGAGGATGGTGTAGTATAGGATTAGTGCCTTGCTATAGACTTGAGTTAGTTTACATTACACTAATGGGAGCTAACGTATATAGACACAAACGATAAAGGAATTCATTCATGGCCCTCTACGACTTCTCCTACACAAAGACGGACCAAGGGGTCATCCGTACAAAATCCCTCTTCTACGAACTAGATCATCAAAGTGACGCATGTATCTTTACGTTGAAGGAAGAGGCTATCGAACATCCGTCGGGTAGACCCTTGATGCCCATCGCTCAGATATTTATCGCTATGGCGGTTGATGATCCGACGGAAATAACTTTCTCAGACTATATCTTTGGTTCGTGGCAGGTGTGGGATAAAATCCGCAACTCCGACAAAAGACTTGTAGTACACATTGAGAGATGGCGTAAAGAAGCAGATGTTCGTCGTAAAGCCCTAGCATTTAGTGTTGTGGTAAACGAAGTGAAGAACGAGGGTAAGTCCTCCTTCGCTGCTGCCAAGTATCTTATCGAAGAAGGTTGGAACCCTAAAGGCCAAACCACTGATGCACGTAAGAAGCGCTCAGAGGCCCGTGAGACAGCACAGACAGCTTTCGAGCGTGAAGGGTTAACAGAAGACATGCAACGGCTTAAAGAGGCTGGTTTGCTCCCTAACTAGTATGCTGTGGCAGGTTTGCGGGTAACAACAGCTACCCTAGGCGTCAGTAGCGCAGTTACTTAGGGGTTCAATTCCCCTCCACTAGCACCAAACTACAACAACAATCCACCACTGGTAAAGGATTAAGAAAATGGCTAAAGGCCCTACAATCACGACTATTGCTTCGGGCTACTACAGCCGTACAGCACTTAACGACAACTTCACCAACATTGATGCAGCATTTGATAATACTCTGTCGCTTGATGGTAGTACACCTAATTCAATGCAAGGTGACTTAGACTTAAATGGCAATCAGGTTATTAATGGTGTTGGTAAGTTCAACACTTTGTATCTGGACAACGCCCTTGTTGGTAATCTGTCTACAGCATTTACCTTCCTTGGTGCATGGGTCACTGGAACCTCTTACAGCGCATATGATGTTGTAACTGACTCAGGTAACACTTATGTTGCCTTAGAGGCACACACAGCAGGCTCAACCTTCTCTACTGACCTATCAGCGGCTAAGTGGTCTATCCTTGCTGCCAAGGGTGCTAGTGGGGCAGGTTCTGGTGACATGCTTGCAGCTAACAACCTTAGCGATGTGGCTAACGCAGCAACTTCAAGAAGCAACTTGGGTTTAGGTGCAAGTGATAGCCCTACGTTTACCAACATCACACCTACTGGTACAGTAGACGGACGAGACCTTGCTGTTGATGGTGCTAAGCTAGACTTGCTGGACCAAGGACTTGCCACAACTGACAGCCCAACCTTTAACGTAGTGACTGCTACATCCTATGCTGGTGACGGTTCTGCTCTTACTGGTGTTGGTGCTAGCGCAACCGCTGGTGCTGTTGGGACTTACGCTTTCCTGTGGAGAGATAATGCAGGAGCAACAGAGGGGCTAACCTACTCAGGGACATTGTTGTTCTACGCAGTTATGAATGATGACAGCACTACAGCTGGTGCTACTGACGCCTATCGTGGCACAGGTCTTGTTAGGTCTAGTGTAAGCCCATCAGGGACGTGGCGTTCAATGGGCAGTGGAGGAACGATTTATGGAACAGCCCACGGACAAACAACACTTTATGTGAGGATTTCTTAAATGAGTATTACAATCACAGAAGTACGCAATGCGGCAGCACTACAGTCGGACAACCTCAGAGTGGACGTAGAGATTAATCACCCAGACTACGGTTGGATACCTTACACACTAGACCCTGCTGACACTGACACAACTATCGACAACGATGCAGTGATGGCTCTCATTGGTGCTGACTTCGCAGCCTACGTTCCACCAACTCAGGAGGAGCTTGATGTAGCACTAGCTGCTAATATCCGTGGGGTTCGTAACGCAGCACTAGCTGCCACCGACTACATGGGCCTAGCTGACTACTCTGCAAAGGCTGGTGAGATAGAGTACAGGCAAGCACTGCGTGACGTACCACAGCAAGCTGGTTTCCCTAAGACACACACATGGCCTAATAGACCCTAACCATAGGATAACTCATGACCCCTGAAGACATTCGAATTAGAGCGGAGCAAGACTTAACGTTCTTTATACAACTTGTAGCTCCTACTCAAGTTCTAGGCAACTGCCACAAGGATGTCTTGTCTTGGTGGACACGAGAGAACTCTAAAGACTTCCAACTGCTACTGTTCCCACGAGATCACGGTAAGTCCCGTCTTGTGGCATACAGAGCAGCTTGGGAGCTTACTAAAGACCCTACTCTCCGTATCCTATATATTTCAGCCACAGCTAACCTAGCAGAGAAACAGCTTACCTTTATTAAGGGTATCCTAGACTCTCCTATCTTTCGTCGCTACTGGCCTGACCACATCAATGCTGAAGAAGGAAAGCGGTCCAAGTGGACTAACTCTGAGATTGCGCTGGATCATCCATTGCGTAAGAAAGAGAACGTCCGTGACCCTTCTATCTTCACTGGTGGTCTTACTACATCCTTAACTGGACTACACTGTGACATTGCTATCCTAGATGACGTTGTGGTAGCAGAGAATGCTCTCACAGCCGAAGGTCGTTCTAAGGTTGCCTCTCAGTACTCCCTGTTAGCCTCTATCGAGGGCGCTGACGCTAAGGAGTGGGTAGTTGGTACACGTTACCACGCTAAAGACCTTTATGACAACCTAATGAGCATGAAAGAAGATGTTTATGATGAGGATGGCAATCAGGTTAGCGAAGAGAACATCTACGAGATATTTGAGCGTCCAGTAGAGGACAGTGGTGATGGCACAGGCCAATTCTTGTGGCCACGTCAACAACGTAAAGATGGTAAGTGGTTTGGCTTTGATATAGCTACACTTGCTAAGAAGCGTGGTAAGTACCTAGACCGTGGACAGTTCCGCGCTCAGTACTACAACGACCCTAATGACCCTGACAACGTACCAATCGGCACTGACAAGTTTCAGTACTTTGAATCCAAGCTACTTAAACAGGATGGTGGTCGTTGGTCGTACAAGGGTAAGCGATTGAACATCTTCGCTGCTATCGACTTCGCTTTCAGTACTAAAGCACGAGCCGACTATACTGCCTTGGTGGTCATAGGTATCGACTCCGACAACATGGTATATGTACTAGAGATTGATAGATTCAAGACTACTAAGATTTCTGATTACTTTGACCACATCTTTGCTGCCCAGAATAAGTGGGAGTTCAGGAAGATGAGGGCCGAGGTCTCAGTAGCTCAGGTAGCTATTGTTAGACAGCTTAAGGATATGATTCGTGAGAATGGTATTTCGTTGTCCATTGAAGAGTTCCGACCAAACAAACATCATGGTAATAAGGAAGAGCGCATTGCAGCTATCCTAGAGCCACGTTACGAGAACCTACAGATGCTACACTATCGTGGTGGTAACATCCAATACCTAGAGGAAGAACTACAGTCTAGGTTCCCACCTCACGATGACGTTAAGGATGCACTGGCTACCGTAGTTGATATGGCAGTCAAACCCACAGCATCAAGTTCAATCAATAGACAGAATACTATATCTTGGTCCGCATCGCGGTTTCGAGCAGGAGGCAAATAAATGAGTGAAGTACTTACCATAGAGCATATGCTTGACCCAGACCACATTGCTGTTGAGATTGCAGATAAGTGGGTTGAGTGGAACATGTATCGCGAGTCTTGGAAGACACAAACCAAGGAACTTCGTGACTACTTGTATGCTACAGATACAACTACGACAGGTAACTCTATCCTTCCGTGGTCCAACACAACAACTACACCTAAGCTAACACAGATTGCTGACAACCTACACGCTAACTACTTTGCTACGTTGTTCCCTCAGCAGAAGTGGATGCGTTGGGATTCTGCATCTCGTGATTCGTCATCTGTAGAAAAGATTCGTACCATTGAGTTCTATATGGTCAACAAGGTTAAGCATAGTAACTTCGTAAGCACTGTGTCTGATCTTCTTGTCGATTGGATTCACACAGGTAACTGTTTCGCTATGGTTGACTGGGAGATGAGCTACTCGAACAAGGAAGACGGCAGTACTACAGCAAAGTACATTGGGCCTAAGATGCACCGCATCAGTCCATATGACATTGTGTTTAACCCTGCTGCTGCCAGCTTCGAGAACACTCCTAAGATCATTCGTAGTATCAAGTCTCTTGGTGAACTTAAACGTGCTATCGACTCAGACCCTACTAACAAAGCAATGGCTGCTGCATTCAACAAGATGATGCAAGCTCGTTCCTCTGTAGCGTCTTCTGACTTCTCTGCTGATAAGTCTCAGGGTTTTATAGCTGATGGTTTCAACTCAATCCAACAGTATTACGAAAGTGACTACGTTGAAATCCTAACCTTCTATGGTGACATCTTTGACCACGAGTCAGGTGAGCTTATGAAGGACCGCGTTATTACTATCATGGATCGTGCACATCTACTAAGCAACGAAGAGAATCCTTCGTGGTCTGGTGTTGCACCTATCTTCCACGCTGGTTGGCGTACTCGTCCTGACAACCTTTATGCTATGGGTCCACTAGATAACCTTGTTGGTATGCAATACCGCATCGACCACCTAGAAAACCTTAAGGCTGACGTGTTCGATCAGATCGCTTACCCAATCATGAAGATTCGTGGTGACGTTGAAGACTTTGACTTCGAACCTGCTGCACGTATTTATCTTGGTGAAGAAGGTGATGTAGATTATCTACGACCAGATGCTACTGCACTACAAGCAGACATGCAAATCCAGATGATTGAGCAGAAGATGGAAGAGATGGCTGGCGCACCTAAGCAAGCTATGGGTATCCGTACTGCTGGTGAGAAGACAGCATTTGAGGTTCAGTCGTTGCAGAACGCATCCTCACGCATCTTCGAACACAAAGCTGCACACTTCGAACGTATGTTCCTAGAGCCAGTACTCAACACTATGCTTGAGGTTGGTCGTAGGAACTTGCAAGTACTCGAAGACATCAAGGTTACTGATGAGTCCACTGGAGAAGAGTTCTTCACAACAATCCAAAAGTCGGATATTGTTGGTAGTGGTCGTATCTCTCCTATTGGTGCACGTCACTTTGCTGAACGTGCTCGTCGTGTACAAAGCATCACACAACTTGCTCAGATCAAGGCACAAGACCCAACCATTGCCCCACACATGTCGGGTAAGGAGATGGCTCGTATCTTGGCAGAAGAGCTTGGTGAAGCTAAACTGTTCGGTGAGAACATTAGCATTGCAGAACAACTTGAGACTCAGCAAGCATCACAAGATGCTGAAGCAGATAACATGGAGAGTCTGGAGATAGCTGCGGAGCAAGGACGCTAATGCACACACACTGGATCAAAGGTTTAACTGGGGAAAAGAAAGAGCAACGGAAGGCTGAAGTTTTGGCCTACCGTAACGCCTTTGATGACCTCAGAGAAATTCTCGAAAAGCACTACCGTAAAAAGGATTGCATTCGGGACTACGATGTTCCCAACTGGGAGCTAAGACAAATCGCCGCGAATGAGTATAATGCTGTTCTCGACGACATCCTGAAAACCATTAACCTAACCGAAGGTAAATAAATGTCTATTTTTGAAGATAAGCCAACAGAAGCTCCAACCGAGGAGGCTGTGGCTACCGAGGCTACCACACAAGAAACCCCACCACAGGAATCTTTTGTAAGTAAGCTCGTAGAGACACGCGGTGAGAAGTGGGGAGACCCAGAAGTCATTGCTAAGGGTAAGCTGGAGGCTGATGCCTACGTCAAAACCCTTGAGGAACAACTCGCACAAATGCGGGAAGACCTTGGTAAGCAAGACTATGCGTCACAACTTCTAACCCAACTACAGCAAAAGGCACCGAATCCCACTGTCGGCAACACTGTAGAGTCCAATAATAATAATGAAAGTGGAACATACGCAGATGATAATACCAATCAGTCTGTGGATGACGAAACACTAAAGAGCCTTGTTGAGAAGACCCTGACGGAACGCGAAGCTAAAGCTACCGTAGATCAAAACCTTTCTGTTGTGGTAACACAGCTAGAGGAACTCTACGGCACAGAGGCCAATGCTACTGTCCAGAAGAAAGCACAAGAACTTGGAATGACACTTGAGCGGATTGAAGACCTCGCTAAAGAGTCCCCATCAGCTTTCTTTGCATTACTTGGTGAGAACAAAGTTCCTGCTAAGTCTTTGGCCCACACTAGTATCCGTACTGAGGGGGTTAACTACCAGAACACGGGCCAACGTGATTGGGCATACTACAGCCAACTACGCCGTGAAAACAAGAACGCGTACTACACACCCAAGGTTCAACAGCAACTGCTGGAAGATAAACAACGCCTTGGTTCTAAGTTTGGTGCGTAAAATCAACATATCTTTAGGAGACAATTAAAATGTCTATGAATACTTCAAACATGAGCTTGCTAACTCGCTCAGAAATCTGGTCAACAGAACTAAAAGACATCCTTCGCGACGAGATGATGGCCCAGCGCTACGTCAAGATGCTTGATGGCTTCCCTGATGGCGACCAGTTCACTATCCCTTCAATCGGCCAAGCACAGGTTGACAACTACGCTGAAGACACTGCTGTTGAGTACCGTCCGATGGACACTGGTGAGTTCACATTCACCATCGACAAGTACTTGTCTTCTGCTTCATACATGACGAAGAAAGCAATGCAAGACGCATTCTACTCTTCTGAAATGATGAGCCGTTTTGTACCTGAGCAAGAGCGTGCGATTATGGCACACTTCGAAGCTACTACTTTGGCTACTCCAGAGGCTGGCGTTACTGCCAACTCTAACGAAGCTATCGATGGTGTTGAGCACCGTTGGGCTGCTGGTGGTACTGGCGCGGTTATCAACGTTGATGACTTTGCACGTGCACGTTTCGCTCTTAAGAAAGCTAACGTTCCTGATCGTAACCTTATCGCTATTGTTGATCCTTCAGTTGAGTTCACATTGAACACATTGTCTACTTTGACATCTGTTGCGAACAACCCTAAGTGGGAAGGTATCGTATCTTCTGGTATCGCTACTGGTATGAACTTCATCGCCAACATCTATGGTTTTGACGTATATACTTCTAACTACCTGAAGGACGTTACTGATGGCGCTCTGAACACTGCTGCTGATGTTGCTGCCAACTTTAGCTCTGTTAATGGTAAAGCCAACTTGTTCTTCTCTGCTGATCAAGCTGCTACACCTTTCGTTGGTGCATGGCGTCAGACTCCTGATGTTGACACTGAGTATAACAAAGACTTCCAACGTCAAGAATTCGTGACTACTGCTCGTTATGGTGTAAAACTGTACCGTCCAGAGAACATGGTTCGTGTTATCTCTAAAACTAACGTTTAACTTAAAAGAATAGGAGACTTAATATGTCTTGGACTAACTCTGACGGTCTTACCGTCCTTATGCACGAAGAGCAAGGTGTTGCTAAAGACGGTGGTATCACTACTGTAAGCCCGATCAAGCACATCAAGTTGAAGCTTGACCTTACTGCTGACAAAACTGTAGCAGCTAATGATGTTGCAATCCCAGCGGGTTCTTACATCACTGACGCACGTCTTGTTGTTACCACTGCTGCTGCTGGTGGTACATCCATCAACTTCGGCCTTGCTAACGCTGCTGGTACAGCTATCGACGCTGACGGTATTGACGCTGCTGTAGCTACTGCTGCACTTGCTGCTAACCTTGCTGTTGTTTGCAACGGCGCTTTGGTTGGTGTTGCTGCTGGTGTTGGCGCTGCTGACGCTTATGTCACTACTGCTAACACAGGTACTTTCACTGCTGGTGAAGCTGTACTAGTTATCTCGTACATCGAAGTTTAAACTATTGGGCGTCCCTTCGGGGGCGCTCTTCCCACAACTAAATGGAGGCCAATATGGCAAACGTAAATCATAGTGTACTAACTGACCCATATCTCCACGAGCCTAAAGGTGCTGCTACAGCAGTTGCTGGGGCCGAGTATGTGGCTGATGGAGCAGGTTCAGGTAGTTGGATTCGTATCCAAGGCTGGTCACAACACGCTGATACAGACACTACAGTAGGCACACCTTCACAGAACATTGCTACAGGTGCACGGACTAAGTGGACCAACGATGGCGGCTCAACCCTAATCCAAAAACTCCCATCTGATATTGGCGCTTCAGGTCATATGTGGGATACAACTAACCATAAAATTACCCCTATCGCAGCATTTGATACCTACAGCATCCGCATTGGTTTCAAAGCTGAGAACTACGCTGGCACAGGCCCAGACATTAAAGTTGAACTAGATATTGGTGGTGGACTAGGTGTTATTGTTGCAACTACTGTGCCCCTACTAAGAAGTGGTGCACAACAATCCTGTCTCGTAACATTCCCCGTATTCGCAGGTTCAACCTTCATCACAAATGGTGGCACCATCTACTTGACCTACACAGGTACAGGTACTTGTGACATCTTTGCTAGTGACATTTTAATCATCCGTGAATCTAAGAACTATGTATAAGGAGTAGTCCAAATGGCTATCAAGAAGACGCTCCTAGAGATCGTCCAGAACATCCTCTCTGACTTAGACTCAGAGGATGTAAACTCAATCTCAGACTCAGTAGAAGCAGCACAGATTGCTAATGTCGTAGAGAATACGTTCTACAACATCGTTTCTACCCGTGAAATCCCAGAGCACCACAGCCTAATTAAGCTGGATGCTCTCTCAGACACTAACTTCCCAACACACTTCAGCTACCCTGACAATGTTAAGGGTGTTTCTGGTTTGTGGTATGACGTAAGTTCTGATAGCTCTTTTGAGTACCGTGAGATCACTTACGTTGACCCCCGTGACTTCTTGAGCCGCCTTGGCTCCCCTTCCACCAACTACACACTTGTAAGTGATAAGGTTGCTGGTACTAAGATGCGTATTGGCAACAACAAGATGCCTAACTTCTACACATCCTTTGATGACCAATACATAGTAATGGACTCACATGACGTTAGTATCGACACAACACTTATAGCATCTAAGACTCGTGTTATGGGTTACACAATCCCAGTCTTCAGTATCTCTGACGCATATGTGCCAGACCTTGACGCTGAGATGTTCCAGTACTTAGTGAATGAATCTAAGTCTGTTTGCTTCTCTTTATTCAAAGGTGGCCCAGACCCTAAGATCGACCAAGCTGCTCGTCGTCAGAAGTCTTACGTGCAAAACGACATGCACAAGACCACACAGAGTAACAAAAGGAATCTTTATGGTAAACGTTGAGTTTGATGTAGACTACGCAAAGAAGCGTTCTTATGCTAAGTGTCCTGAGAAGTCTATGGCTGTGCTTACAGTAAGCCCTGCTGCTGGTGGTTTCATCTTCTATAAGATTACTGCTGATGTTGGTGGCGTAGCTAATGAGCTTGCTGGTAACTTTACTGGAATTGATGTTGCTAACAAAGCGATCCAACAGTATTATAATAATTGCCGACAGACAGTCGCTTCTAGTGATGCTGAGGTGAAGAAACGGTTAGCTAAAGGAAGGGCTAAAGCCAATGCCACAACAACTAACTCAAAAGCCAGTGACGACCTTCATAAAGGGTCTAGTAACTGAAGCTGGTGAACTTACGTTTCCACCTGACGCATCCGTAGACGAATCCAACTGTGACCTTCGACGTGATGGTTCACGTAGGCGTCGTAAGGGCGCTGACAGAGAGACTAATTCTGTCCTATCAACCTTCACTATCAGTGACACAGATATTGTGCACACTGGTCTGTGGAGCAACGTAGGCGGTCAGTCAGGTCTTGAGTACCTTGTGGTACAGAAGGGTCCAACCCTATACTTCTACAACAAAGCTACAGCCCCATATTCTGATGCACTACTAACTCACACTGTTGCCCTTGGTACATATCAAGCGACTGGCTCTGGCTTATCTGTTACAGACACTAAGTGTCAATTCGCATCCATTGAGGGTGCACTTGTTGTAGCTTCATCTGCTATGGATACGATCTATGTAACTCGTGATAACGCCCTTGGAACTATTGCAGTCACTACAATCTCCTTCCGTACACGGGACTTTGACTGGCAAGGTGACATCTCTGAGTATGACACTGGTGATGCAACACCAACAGTAGGACGAGAGTACGACACACAGAATGCTGGTTGGGTAGACACAAAGGGTGCTGCTGCACTTGTCACCTACAAGGCCGCTAACGCAACTGAGCACCCACCACTGAACCTCCCTTGGTACTCTGGTAAGACTGCTGCTGGTGCATTTGATGCTGCTGAGTGGGCTGAGGTCTTTGCTGGTAGTACACTTATTGGTAACGGCCACTACATCCTAGACTTCTTTAACAAGGACCGTGCTACACCTTCTGGACTAGTTATTGCTACAGAAACAGAAGACTCACGTTTCAACTCAGTACAAGCCTTTGGTGGTCGCGTATTCTACTCTGGCCTACAGAGTTCTGAGAATGCTAGCACTATAATGTTCAGTAGGCTTATAGAGGGCCTCACAGACCTTGGTGAGTGCCTACAGCGTAACGACCCTACCTCAGAGGTACTAAGCGACCTCCTAGACACTGATGGAGGCGTTATTAAGATTGCTGAGGCTGTTGGGATCAAGAAGCTATATGCTATTGGTTCAATGCTTATCGTATTCGCTGAGAATGGCGTTTGGTCTATTAGTGGTGTTGATGGTGTTTTCCGTGCGTCTGAGTACTCTGTGCGTAGAATCTCTGATGTTGGTATAGCTTCCCCAGATTCGTTCATTGATGCTGATGGGGCACCTATCTGGTGGTCTAACTACGGCATTCACACAATGACCTTTGACCCCTCTACTGGTAATGCTAAAGAGCAAAACCTTAGCCTACCAACAATCCAAACCTTCTGGGACAACATCCCTACAGACTCTAAGCTGAAGGTACACTCTGTATTCGATAAGATCAACAAACGTGCATATTGGGCTTGGCCTAGTACTGGTGAGACAGTCGAGGCAAAGATAAATGAAGTCCTAGTCTTAGATATTGCAATCCAAGCGTTCTATCCTTGGACTATCTCTGATGAGACCTCTAATACAGATTGTGTTGTTGGCCTAGCCTTCTACACAGGTATTGGTGCTACTGAATCTGTGCTCAATATTGTTACATCCGTTGGCGACGAAGTTATTACTTCTGCTGGCGATGATGTTATCTCAACCCAACTAAGTAACCTTAGTACTGGTACGTCCTCACCTTCGATTGTACTTTTGATCCGTGATGGTGCCACAAACAAGATGACTATGGGTGGCCTCGTAAACAACAGCTTCCTAGACTGGGGTAGCGCAGACTACAGTTCTTATGCTGAAGCTGGCTACGAGTTTATGGGAGACATGGTGTTGAAGAAGACTGCTCCTTACCTAACTACATACATGCGTGTGACTGAGACTGGCTGGACTGGCTCTGAAGTAGCTGGCTACAGCCCTATCAATGAATCATCTTGCAAGGTGTCAGCCTACTGGGACTTTAAGAGCACACCATCAAGTACTGCTCAGGAAGCATACAGACTTAAGTATATGCCAATCCCTGATGAGAGTGACTTAGGAACCTTTAACTACCCAGAGGATGTAGTCACCACACGCCTCAAGTTACGTGGTCGTGGTAGGTCTGTTCGTCTTAAGTTCGAGAGTACTACAGG